GTTACAAATGAACTCATAATCCTCACGCAATTCTTGATAGTGTGCAGCATGAGTTTCTTCATTCAGTATCTCAGTGCCCACATAATCGTTGTTGCGACTGAAAGCAACATAAACAGTTTGCTTCAGTTTCTGTCCAACCTTGCTATCATCAAATGATACTTTATCTTCGATGATTTCAGACAAACAGTGCTTCAACTGTGTTGCTGCAATCGACTCACCAACTGTAAAAGTCTTAATCTCTCCATCCTCCAAATCTTTGAGGTCGGAAGAGTTAGGAACTCCCAGTGCAATTTCTAACAGTTGCCCGCGAGCACCTTTGTTCTTGCCAGGTTTCTCATATACACTGAAATCAGTTACTTTCAGTTTGCCATAAACATCAAGCGTAGTCAGTTTCTGCATCGTGGTTGTGCTCATACTATAGGGACAGTTTAGACGATCCTAACTTTAATTCAAAAGGATTAGGACTCTTGTGTTACACTTTCTACCAATTCTTGCAGTTCATCGTCATCATAATAGTGCGACAATTCTTCCATCAATTCACTCTCATTATAGTCAATCATGTTATCAACAATCGTGTCAATCGCAAATGCACACAAATCGCGCACGTCCATACTATCAACAACTCGCTGAGCATAGAGTTGAACAATCTTGGAAATCTGGTCTTGAGAAAGTGTCATTTTGCTTGTAGGATTAGGAAGGGAAATCATTTCAGAATGTGACGATAATCAATGGATTTAATACACCAACCTGTTGCACAGGTGATTTCTTCTACGAGGTCATCTTCATCATCTGCTTCCCAAATCATACCAACCGTTTCATCGGTAATGTTACTAAACTCATGCTCTGGAAAGTCATCATCAGAATCAAAATCGAACTCGATTGAAGTAACTTGGAATTGCATAATCAGAAACGAATGATAGGATGGTCTAGATCAAGGACATCACATTCTGCAGTAGAAAACACTAACTCTACACTTGCTTGGTAATACTCATCAGGTTCATCTTCAGAGCAAATAGCAACATCCTGATTAAGTTGTTCTTCAGAAAGTTGAGAAAGTTGTTCCAGAAGTTCTTTGTATTTCATAATCAATCAATCAACAACAGAGTAACAAGCAACCCAGGAAGGGATGCCACTTAAAGAGAGCGAACCGTTGCGGGAATCGCAATAGTCTTGTGCCTCATCTTCAGAGTAGAAAGGACCGATATATTCGGGGGATTCTAGATGCTCAGACCAGAATCGGACGGTGAAAGTGTTGCTCATACTATAGGGACACTTTGGACGATCCTAACTTTAATTTAAAGCAAATTACAGACCGTTGATATAATCAGCAAGTGCTTCTTTGTACTCTGCTTCAGTCTCAAAGATGCGACCGTGAATGTTACGGGGATAGGTTACATTTTGCTGTCCAACAGCAGCAACCATTTGGCAATCTTGTTCATCATAACCCATCTCAATTAGGGTTTGAACGTAAGGGTTTTTGTTTGTCATTTGTGTTAATTAGTGGTAAAACAGTTAGTGTGAATCAGTTGCCGAAGAAAGCATCAAACTCATCTGCAATCTGATCGATCAATTCGTCAGTTGCATTAAGGTCAAAGACACTGCAGACAAAATCTACACAGTCATTCAAGTCTGTGTGGTTGTTGCACATAAACTCCAGAAGTGTAGGAGTGATGTCGGTTTGGAAGTCGATTTGAGTGTTGTTCATACTATAGGGACACTTTAGACGATCCTAACTTTAATTACTTGAAACTTACGTTGACACCAACAACTTTTGCGGTAGGATTCCTTGCCAGTGCAGTTTCACGCGCATCTTTTGGGTTGGTTGCTTGTACTTCTTCCTTGAAGACTTTGCCACCAACGTAGAGTTCAACGATGTACTTCATGAGTTTGTTTGTATTTTGAGAAAAGTTGGTGATTTCACTGCAGTGGATGACCTATGACACCCTGACAGTAGAATTGCAGAAAAATCGGGTTTTTGCTTTAGTGGTGGACAGGGTTCTCAGCGAGACTCAAGTGAGATTCAGAGGGTCTGCCAGTCTTGTGCTTCTTTAATGTTAGAATCAAAGAACTTTTGAAAGATAGAATCAATCACAGGATACCATTCTTCGTTTGCACTTGGGTATCCACATTCTCGTGCTTGATTGAGAAACTTAAGGATGCAAGTTTCCTCATTAGCAGTGAACTCAACGCGATTGAAAGTGTAACCGTCAGTCATAATCAAACAGGAAAAACTTCAACAGAACGGATAAGATTTGTGCGATCTTGTGCTAGGTAATTGTCTGCAATCTTACCACAAGATGAACGAGATTGAATAATCTTTTCCTCATACAGGTTCTCATCTTCATCAGGAACCCAATACTCAATCAAGAGGCGATAGTTCTTCATAATCAGTACAGAAGAGAGAAAGAACCGCAGAACTTACGAACCCACTGGAGAGTATCATAATGACTGCGAGGATTAGACATTACCATGCTCTTGTTTTTTTCAGGATTGAGAGCAATGGCAACGTATTTGTGGTCACATTCTTGATACTCAGGAGTGATTTGTTGAATCCACATTTGCATCACCTTACCTTCTTTCCAGTTGGTGACATAGTGGAAGACTTGATCCATTTCAGTGGTTGTGCTCATACTATAGGTACGCTTTGGACGATCCTAACTTTAATTCAAAAGGATTTCATTCACCAAGTTCCTCTTTGGATGTGGATTTTGCGGACTTCCTGATACAGAAAACGCCGAAGTTCAGGGTCGGTAGTGTTATCAAAGGCATAATAAAGACGATTCAAATACTCATCTTGTGTGGCACCTATGTTACCATCACCACCGATTTCATTGAGTGATGAACCTGCCTTCACCTTTGCAGCACCAAAATTGCCCGTGATGTTACCTTTGGTGCGAAATTGTGGTTTAATCTTTGAGAGATTAGAGTAATTCATTCATCCTCCTCATAAGGGAACATTTCGTCGTATTCTTCGTCAGTTAGAGTAAGATACTGAACATCAGCATTTTTATGCTCTTCAGCATACACTAATTGATAGTGTGCGAAAGAAGATGGGTCACTGCTAGCATACTCTACCAGTCCATCAACAATACAAAGGTAGTTCATCGTGCTACAATATCAAGAGTTTCCAACAGCATCATCGAAAGTTCCATCTGGTTTTCATCATCAACCACAGGAATGTTTGCTTCTACAAACTCACTAATCAGTTGAGCAAAGAGTTCAGTTGTACGCTCATCTGCGAATAGAGCAGTGGCAAGTTCATTCTTGAACCCATCACGCAGAAGTTTCAGAGATTTGGTGACAGTTAGTTCGTTGATAGTAGTAGTCATTTTACAGCGTAAATTGTGTCGATTTGTGTTTTTACTAAGAGACCAGATGCTTTTGCTTTACGAACTGCCATTCTAACACTTGTTTGCTCTGCTTTAGAATCTGCACCCAAGATGTTATACAAATCATCATGAAGACGAATAAACTTTGCTCCCTTTTTGATAAGAGATTTGATTATCAAAGTTGCTGCAATATCAAACGCAGCAACATAATCACCAGAAGAAGAGGGTTTAGGAGAATACATAATCACTTCGCGTAGAGATAACCACCTGCCCAATCGCAGTTCTCAAGGACATATTCACGGTCCTTAATCAATCGCAGGTCATAACGAACACCTTTGGCAGGTGCTTTCCAGGATGCAGACTTGTAAACTTGACCAGTTTGCTTATCAACGAAGCAGTGAACAGAGCGACCACCGCCACCATCAATAAAGACGACTTTGTGATACTTTTTGCCAGACTCAATCACATAATCAATCGGAGAAATACCATTCTTGAGTTCATCAATCTTCTGCTGATGATGCTGTGACTGAACCGAATCGGTAGTGTCGTAAGTATAATTGAAGTTCTCAATAGAACGCTGATGACCACGAATAGCAGTCTCACGATAGTTGTCTTTCAGTGCTTCAATCAGAAGATAGGTATTCTTAAGGACGCTTTCTGCGATAGTTTGTTGTGCTTGGACTTGCATGGTAGTGTTGCTCATACTATAGGTACGCTTTGGACGATCCTAACTTTAATTCAACCCCAATTCTTCTCAAGCGTGAAGTTCAAGCGACTGAATTGCATCCTGTCAACAATTTTGTAAGTGCCAAACTTGTTGGACATTACAAATCCTTCATGCTCAGATTCTTCACCAGCAATCTCACATGAAATGCTGTCGTCAGCATCAATGAAGAAGAACAAATCAGTCTTGATAGATTGCACCAACTTCCACAAACGCAGCAGGTTCACATCAACATCATAATTTTCTGCAATCTCGTGCTCGCAGACCTCCTTACCCTCACGGATGTAAGAGTTGATGATTTTTTTGAGTTCTGCTGCTTGTTTATCACTCACAAACTCACACAGAGTGCTCATTTGCTTTGCAAACTTACAGATGTCTTCAATATCCTCACGGTAAGGACAGATAGACACTTTAGGTTGCACAAACAAGCAATTTTTAGTGCTTGCAAACTTGCTGGTGATAGGGTGTGCTACCATTTCAGGCAGACGCTCACCAGTGTAGTAAGTATGGGGACAAACGATAATCTCATGATGCACAATCTCAGGAAACTTGTAGGTGATGGTGTTGGGTTTGAATGTATCAAGACCCTTACCAAAACCAATCCAATCACCTTGATACACTCGTTGAGTGCGAGGAAGAAACTCCAGGCAGTAGATGAGGATTTGCGTTACGCGAGGTTGTCCACCAAAGTGAGTAAAGATGTCATCTTCGTTATAGCAGAGGCGAACCTTTTTCTTGTTAAATGCTGCTTTGGTGCAAACAAAAAACTTACCATTCTCAGGATTAGTGCCCCAAACAATAGCAGGAGCGCCATCCATCTTGACGCTGATAAAACTATCAACCTCAGAGAACCAATCAAGAACCGAAAGATTGCCAGTCAGAACTTCATCTTCAGGGTGCTCAAGGTGCAGATTTTTTTGAGGTGTTTTGTTCATACTATAGGGACACTTTGGACGATCCTAACTTTAATTAGGTCAAACTTCCACCAGTTTGCGTAGACGATTGCGAATGTCAAAGAGTTCCATTTCATCCATATCTGCAGCATCTAAATCTACAGGAGCAAACTCTTCAAGATTTACATTACCATTTGCATAGATGGGTGCAAAGTACAACTCATCTCCATCTTCTTGTGACAGAGTGTAGACGCAACCATGGTCAGGGTAAGTGAGAAAAATCATTTGAGTTTTACGAACAAAGGTACAATAAAGGAGCACCTACTAAATTGCAAGTGCTCCTATGTCAGTTTTCAGACTGCCACACGACGGGCAGACAGTTGTTGATACCTTTCGGTAACATAATCCACTGCTTGCTTCACATAAGGAGAAACAGTTTGAGTGAACTTAACCACATCTTCACGAAGTTTGTTGACTTCATACTGATGGATTTGCCAGCGAATCTTGATGTCTTGGAGGTATTGTTCCCGAGTAATCAGTACCTGAGGGACGAACACTTCGGGAGCAACAACAACATCAGAGGTTTGCTTGCGAGCGCGAGGCATAGAGTAGATGCGTCTTACACTATAGGGACACTTTGAACGATCCTAACTTTAATTCATCGCAGATAACAAAGGGTTGTTGATACGATCTTGTGCAATTTTAAAGTATTGCTCGTCCATCTCAATTCCGATGAAGTTTCTGTTACAATTTACAGCAGCGACTCCAGTTGTACCAGAACCCATACAGTTGTCTAGAACAACCTCACCATCATTACTGTATGTACGAATCAAATACTCCATCAAAGCAACTGGTTTTTGTGTAGGATGAACGCTACCTTTATCCAATCCAAACTCTATAATTTCTGACGGATAATTGGTGTACCTTTGTTCATACTCAGTCTCGTGCAGTAGTTTGTTACCAGCACCCATGTGTTCTGGTTGATGTAGAAACTTACCAAGTCGTTTCGCACTATTCTTTTTCACGACATGTTTCTCAATCAAACCCTGTGGATTGTAAGTCATATTTTTGTTTGCTTTTTTAGACCCACCACTAGCACCAAGAGGAGAGAATACCAAAACATCCTCAGTTTCCTTCATAGGTCTTGCATTTGCATGAAGAAACCCTGTTGTCTTTTTCTTCTTCCAAATCCACTCATATTTGAACCACTCAAGGTTACTTACTACCAGTTGACTGGTGAATGGTTGGTCAGCAGTTAATACAACAGCACCAGTTGGTTTTAGCACCCTACGATAATGCTTCCACAATTCATCTAGTGGGATAACTGTATCCCACTCAAGAACTCTATTGTTTCCTTTATCCTGAACACCTTTACGGTCAGTTGTACCATAGGGGAGGTCACAGAGAATAAGGTCCACAGACTGTTCTGCGACCTTATCCATCTCAATCAGACAATCACCCAGATACAACTCAACCATGCAGATTTCCCTCCT